TTCACCTACATGTCTTGATGGATGAATATTCAAAGCGTAGTAGAGATTTTTCTTGATATATTCGACATCAGTCAATTCACCGTTATTCTGTCCCCCGTCTAGGGTAGAAATTTCAGTTCCTCTACCAGCTTCGCGGCGAGGTAGCCAGTAATCTTCAAGCATTGCCATTTGATTTCTATCATCTTTGATTTCACCAGTTGTCTGGTTGTAAATCATACGATTGCGGTATTTATTCATAAGCTCACGAACATATTGTTCGGCTTTTTGCTTCGGTAGATTACCAACATCGATATAAAAAATACGCCTCTCAGGTGCGCGAGAAATTCTATAAATTACAATTGCGTCTTCTATTTGACGCAACATGTTTAAAGGTCTAATTGCCTTGTGTAGATATCCAACAACTCTCTTAGAGTTCATATCGACCATTCCAGAATGGCAATATGCAATAGAATCAGGAGAAATCTTCAATCCTGATGTTGGTGTTCCTATTACTGAATTTTTATCTGTGTTTGTATAAATGAAAAATTCTTCAACATTCTTTATAAGAGAAATATTATTTCCATCTTGTTTTGAACTTTTTGTTTGTATTTTTTTTACTTTTCTTACTTTTGTCGAATCAAGAGGAATAAGTTGTTTTATTCCCTCAGAAGGATTATCAGTATCTATAGTAATATAATAGTATAGTTTTGAATCAACGTACCATCTTCTAAAAATTTCATATCCTTTATCTTGAAAATCGAGCAATTTCAAAATATTATTAAATTCATAATATATTTTACTTTTTACATTATCAGAAAATGAAATTTTTGATAGATCTAGTTTGACTGGCCTTTTATCATTTCCTAAAACTAAACATTCGTTTGAAATTTCATCAATTGCTGTATCAACTTCGGGAAATAAAGCCATTGCTCTATATTGAGCAATTAATGCCTGATCATCCTTAATGGAACCCATAAAATCAATAAAGGTTCCATAAACACCAGCACCTTCGACAGTATAAGCCCCATCAAATTCTTCTGGTGTTGTAAAATTCTGAAGAGGTAACTTATCCTCTTCGTCTTTAGATCTAATAGTAAAACCAAATAGTTTATATGCCATAATATAAAGTTTCTCTTGTTATTTATCCGGCCAAAGTAGTATCGTAAGTAACATAATGGAATGCAAATGTTATATCAAAACTATTATACTGATCTCTCGCCTGCATTTCCATTTCTAATGGTGAAATTGATTGCGGCCATGCATTTATTAGTGTTGCTCTTTTTATGGGCAGACCCGTAGAGCCGCCTGTTGTGTCTTCTCCATTTAAAGAAAGCTGTTCTACGATTATATTACAATAGCTAACTGATCCGCTATTAGTTTCATGATCATTAATAGAATCGCTCCATGCATGAGCAGAGTGCCATAAATTTTTATAACCAGTGCCAGTAGTGGTGTCTTTATCATCTAATACAGTCATTGTCCAAACATTAAATCCTTCGGCACTATAAACTCTATCTCCAGGATATAGAATTTTTCTTCCTCTAAAATCAATAGGATTTGTAGTTATAATGGAGGCAGGCATTGCTGCTGCTACTATATGGAAAAGAGAAAGATTATTAACAAAATTAGCTGCTGCCCCTGTACCATTGGTTCCGCTAACCCTAAATCTATTTTTTCTTGTTCCGCCTTCAAAATTAGTAGTAAAAAGTGATATTGACATTTATTTTTCCTTTTATTATCCGTCAACAACAAGATCTGTATATTTAAAACAAAAAGTAACATCAAAACTATTATACTGATCTCTTGCTTGCATTTCCATATCTAATGGTGAAATCGATTGCGGCCATGCGCCATACAAAGTAGATTCTTTTATTACATTAGTTCCGTTTAAATTTAATTGCTGGACATATATGGTAGTTTCATAAGGAATTGGTGGACTACTAAACGGAGTTCCTGTATTAAACACATGAGAATTTATACCATTAGACCACGCATGTAGTCTATTCCATAAATTTGTAATTTTTTGTGTCGATTGTCCTGGTACATCATCTTGAATAGTAACTGTCCAAACATTAAATCCTTCGGCACTATAAACTCTATCTCCAGGATATAGAATTTTTCTTCCTCTATAATCAATGGGATTTGTAGTTATAATGGAGGCAGGCATTGCTGCTGCTAATACATGGAAATCATCAAATCCTCCTACTAAATTTGGTTGACTATCACTACTTGTTACAGGCTCAGGATTTGGTTCATCAGGAATTGTTGCTGCTGGACTAAATCCAGGAATATTGCACTTTACACGAAATCTATTTTTTCGTGTTCCTCCGATAAAGGCAGTTGTAAACGCAGATATACTCATGTGTCAGGGATTAATTAATTGTATCAATTTTAATGAAGTTATAATTTAATCTTACAGCAAATGAATTAAATCCAGTTTCTGCCATATTAAACTGCAAAGGACTGATAAACCCTGGCCAACATCCTTCTAATTGTATCTTTTTTAATCTTGATTCATCTAAATCAAGTTGTTCTATAGACCAAGTTCCGTTTTGGATTAACTGATGACTACCATCGAACCAATTATCTGTAGAACCCATACTGTGTATATTACCAGCCTGACTATTTATTTTCTCTGACCATCCTACAAATTTTTTGTATAAACCATCAGCACCCCTATCATCTAATACTAAAATATCCCAAGGTTCATAGGATCTATCTCCGACATAAGGAATCAATCTTCCTCTATAAGGAAAATTTACAATTCCTAGTGTAGAATTAGGAAGAGATGCGGATAAGACGTGGAAATTTAGTTTAGTATCCGACTGCCCCCCTGGAAATGTACCAGAAACCTTGAAGCGATTTTTTCTTGTACCACCTCTAAATCCGGTGATGAATGATGATATGGCATTTGACATATGTTACCTCTATTATATTATTATGTAGTAAAATTTAAACTTATAATTGCTTGACTTTGTACTGGTTTAAAATTGATGTCTATTATTAGTTTATTTGATACTATACTTTCGTTAGTATTATTGCTTTCATCACAAATAACTGAAAAACTTTCAATTCCATTATTAGTTTGAATGTCTCTTAAAAATAAATCAAATTTTTGCTTTATTTCTGCTCTAATTTCTGGTGTATTTTGTTCAAAAAGATACTGAGTTATTGTAAATTTTGATTTTCTAACTATATCAGAATATAAGGTAGAATAAGAAAATGTTTTCTTAACATCATTAGTTGTAGATGTAATACCAGATAAATTAGTTGCCAAAAAATATTCTTTTATTCCTATTGAGGATAGTTTCAATACAGAATTTATTGCTCTTGTTTGAGCTACATTTAGTTTAGAGTTGGAGGAAAATGTTATATTTGTTGGAGTTGATGGAATTATATCTTCAGAATAGTTGATATTTGGCAAATTTATTTTTGAAAATTTTTGATTCAATATCTTTCCATTTTGTATTCCTGCAATCGAAGTCCAGGGATACAAGGAATATGATCTGGCCATCATTCCAGCAATATCACTTAGTAAAGGTATCAAAACATATGGGGAGTTAGAATACTCTGAATCATCAGAAATATTATCATCACTATAGTATCTCTTTGATCTTTTAACACCACCAATTGTAAAAGATAGTTGATTGAAATCAGAATCAGTTAATTCTGGTCTAAGATAAAAATTGTCGAATTGTGTAGAAATATCTGTAATATTTGAAATAATATAAGAATTTTCTAAAGGCAAAAATGAAGTTTCTCTCAAAGATGCATTAAATAAAATTGGTATTGCTTTTAGTTTTATTTCATTTATAAAATCAGCAGAGATAGATGTTTTTAGTGGATCATAAACAAGATAATCTAAGTTTTTTTCATTTATTGTAAAATATACATTATTTTCATTTGTAGCATTTATTAAATGAATTGTGTAATTATAATGTAATGCATCTAGAATATAATTAAAATAAAAATCAATTTTTCTTACATTTGATGTAAATGAACTTGAATTAAAATTGTTTATTTCTTTTAAAAAATAATCAGCATCTACTACTCTAGAATCAATATATGTAAAATCAGCAGAATTTATTAATTTTATAAAATCCTGAATTGATTCTAGTGTTTTATATTCCGAAGTTATACCCAATACATTTAAAAAAAGAGAATCGTAGATGAGGAATCCCCCATCTACGATTTTTTTCTCTTCCGTTTGTTTTAGAGTATAATTAAGTGCCATTATCCTTGATTCAGAACAAATCTGAATGTAACTGAATCAATTAGATATTGAGGAATGAATGAAATATCTAAAACCAATTCTTTTGCTGCTATTACTTCCTCTGTGTTATTAGACTGATCGCAGACTATTGTAAAATCTTTTATACCACCTAAATCACGAAGTCTGAATAGATAAGCTGCACACGCGGTGAAAAGTCTTTCTCTAGTTTCTGCATTATTGACTTCAAAGAGAACTCCTTGAAGCAATGGTTTGATGCCTCTCTTAATTCCTGTAATAAGCCTTACAATACCAACATGCATTCTATCAGTGTCGGTTTGTTCCAGAGTGGCATCACCCATCACAAATGCACTTTCTCCATAACCAACTAATTTTGCAATACTGTTAATGCCATAAGTTGATTCAAGAGTATTCATATCTGTTTCAGATAGTTTGGGTTCATAATTTGTGTAAAAATTAATTT